AAATCGCGTCCTATCCAATGCGCTCAGAGCGACAGCAATACCGTCCTGCCAAGTTCCAAGGGGCTAATTCCGGAGCGTCTGGCTAATGACAACTATCGAGATTCAGGCCGATACAGTCGTACCGCTGCAGGCGGATATCCAATGTTGGCCATCGAAGAAAACTTGAACACCGGTTCCACCGCCGGCTGCCTCACCCGGCTTCCGGCCATTTGATGTAAACGCAATTGCCCCGGCTGCAACCGAGGAGGGAAGGTTTGCAACGGTATAAGTGGCGAGAGTTAGCGAACCGGAGAATTTTGGGTTTACGATATTTGTATGAAAGATCTCTCGCCATGTACTGCTACCGTCTGATACGATATGATATCGATCATTTTGACGCAGTGTTACCGGCGCTTGATCAATGCCATCGCTCCCGTTCGGTGATATGCTGACCGAGCACGACCCAGTGACCGAGAACGTAAATCCGCTTCCGGCTGCGACCGTACTCGCCGCAGGCAGCGAGATCGTGTATCCGGTTGTTCCAGACAGGAAGATTATATTTCCTGTGGCGGATGCTGGTAGCGTTGCGCTGGCGGAGTACGTGTTTGCCCACCCGACCGAAATTCCCTTTCCCACTACATAAGACGACGTCCCTTGATACCATCGTAGCACGTTAAAGGTATTGTCAAACCCGAGTCTGTATGTGACAGTCGGTTCAAATGCTATGATATGCCCAGCGGCCAGGCGAATCGCAGCAGCTCCCGTCATTTGCGTCGAATTTGTCGTGTCGATAACTGATGTCGAAAATGGTATCCCTACCGAAAATACCGTGTACGCATGTCCTGTTGACCCGGCCGCGAGGTAGACTCCGATTACAGTACTTATTTCCACCGGGGTCCCTGCGGTGTTATGCTGCCCGATAACCAATGACTGGACCTGACGTTGTTTTGCATCATCTGGTCCGTTCCCATACCAGTCCATTTCGACCGTTAATGCAGCGCTAGTCCAACTCGAAGGATATCCGGTAGTGTCACGATATTCAAGGCAAGCTGCCCAAATTGCGGGCTGCGGGAGGGCAGTTCCATTGGATGCCAGTCCGACAGACTGCCGTAGCGCCTGAACGTAGCGCCCAACGTGTTGTGCTGGTGTCGAGGCGGTCGGAGTTTGAATACCCGCCCAGACAAGACGATCAAGACCACCCCAAATATAGTCATTGGGAGCGTTGTAAATAATCGTGTCGGTGCGTGCATTGGAAGCAACCGATCCCGAAGTCCCGCCGGTATGATTGACGATATAGGAAGAATGCTGCACAGCAAAATCGCTTGTCTGAGAACCCGCCTGAGAAAATGATATCCCGAGCTGACTGTTCCCAATTACGACGCTCGGTAGCGTAATGCTGCTCGGGTTCGTACCGCTTGGGATACAGTCGGCTAGAGGAGTGCCATCGGGCAGGGTCGTCCCGTCAACAATCCATTTCACTCTCTTCGTAAGGCTGACTCCCCAGTTGGAGGCGGATTGAAGGACCGTAACACCATTGGGGACATAAATTGCCGAACCTGCTGGTGCTGCCGCATAGGCAGCGACAAATGCCGACGTATCATCAGTAACGCCATCTATATGAGCGCTGTATGGCGGCAGTTTGATGTTTATAACAGAATTCGCGCCTGGGTTAGAGTCGACATAACCTTTGGTTGCCGCATGCAACGGGGTGGCAGGCGTTCCCGCGAGTGTTAGGAAGCCCGATAGTGTTCCCCCCTGGATTGGCAAAGTTGTAGCGATCTGAGCATCAACATATTGCTTGTTTGCTGCCTGGGCGGCGCTGACAGGCTGTCCTGCAAGAAATAGAGATCCAACCAGTGTTCCACCGCTGAGCGGTAAGCCGTTGACCTGAGAATTATCGACGTAATGCTTCGTCGCCGCTTGGAAGGTTCCTGTTGGATCTCCGCTTAGCACCAGATTTCCTGTCAGCGTCCCCCCGGCTCGGGGTAAAAACGCGGAAGTCTGCGTATCCACATAATTTTTTGTGGCCGCTTGCAATGGAGACGCCGGATCTGCGGCAAGCATCAGGGGTCCGATTAAAGTGTCACCTGCGCGCAGAACGCGAGTATCAGTATACTGTTTTGTCGTAGCCTGGAGTACGGAGATCGGATCGCCGGCCAAAATAATTGGCCCCGAGACGGACCCACCGGTCTTCAATAAAGCGTAGCTAAGCTGGGTATCCACGTATCCTTTGGTTGAAGCTTGCAAGGCAGTCGTCGGATCCGTAGCAAGCACTAATGAACCAACAAGAGTGTCCCCCGATCGCATGACTCGCGTATCAACATATTCCTTTGTTGCAGCCTGAAGCGGGCCAGTTGGGTCACCAGCCAAAGTTATTGCGCCAGATAAACTGCCACCCGTACGCGGCACACTGCTCGCAATCTGGGCGTCAACATATTCCTTTGTCGCGGCCTGCAGGGCTGAAACTGGATCAGCGGATAACATCAGGGGACCGGTCAAAGTATCACCAGACCGCGTTACACGTAGGTCGACGTATTCTTTCGTTGCAGCCTGCAACGGAGTTGCCGGATCTCCGTACAATGTCAGCGGGCCCACAAGAGTTCCGCCCGTCTTTGAAAGTGAAGTTGTTAGTTGACCATCTATGTAATTTTTCGTAGCCGCTTGCGCCGCCGAGACCGGATCACCTGCTAGAAGGAGCGCTCCTGTCAGACTCCCACCACTCCTAAGTACCGCCGTACCTAACTGAACGTCAACATACGATTTGGTAGCGGCTTGTAAAGCTGTAACTGGTGCTGCAGCAAGAGTGAGTCCACCCGACAATGTACCACCAGTAAGCGGTAAAAGACCGGCAGCCAGGTCAGCAGTCCTTAGCGGACTTGATGTTCCGGTCGGCGTTATGACTGTAGATGATATATCAATGTTCGGAACCGCTGGGAGTGCACTTAGAAACTGAGCATAGGTGACCGCCACACCGTTTCCACCCTGTGACACACCGATCAAGTCGCTTCCTGAGGGGACAACGCCTGCAGGGAGTTGCGAAATCACGTAGGGTGCTGCTGTTGCTGCAATCGTGCCGTTGGACAACAACAGATTCGAGCCAACCGTTATCTGTTCCGGGCTTCCAACTCCAGCACTCGATCGACCAAATATAACTCCGCTCGGCAAAGCAATCTGCGTTTGTACGCCTGCCAGGATCTGTGCCCGAGTTACTTTCCTTGTGATTCCACCTTGATTCGCTGGAATCTCATCGGTGTCCGACGCTGCCGTTGCCGGGCCGAGTTCATCAATCGTTGGCATATTTTAGCGATCCCTACTTGATGGCTCAATTAAGAAGTCATTCCGATCTAGGCATGGTGCCTAGAGGCGCTGAGTCGCTTATTGACTAATCAGAACTGGATTGCCGTTTTGATCCGTCAATGCGACGCCTGGGGCCACCTGGAGGGAGGATGAGGGCACGGGCGGAACCGAAAGTGGGAGAACAGGAAGAAGGATAGTTCTCTGCAACGTGCGGCCGGTCATCGTGGTTATCAAAATGGTTATCGTATAAACTGTGCCCACTTGGCCCCCTGCCAACCACAGCACTGCCACAACACCATCAGCAGCTGTGCTGTTTACGACAAGGTCACCTGGATTGCTTGGGGAGGTCCATACATCGAGCGTAGAGATCGCATCGCTATCGTTACCTAAGACCGCAGGGAGAATGCTTACTTCGTAATCGAGTACGTCGTTTGGGTCCTTTGCCGCCCAATTCAATGGTGCGGGAGCTACAGCGGTTGACCCACGGGGAACCGGAACGAACGAGTCTATCGTTACCGACCTTGAACAACTTGGCTTCCAAATATGAGTGGCTGTCGTAGGCAACGCTATATCCTTCGCCGTTCGAGTAAATTATCCATTGCTGCGTGAGTGTGAAATTCACCGACTCTCATAGACTGACTAATTCAGGCGCACTAAATCTTATTCTACCATCTGACAATCACGAAGCCGTTTGCACCGGGCGCACCGTCGTAGGGAAGGGCCCCGTTTGCGCCAGTACCTGCCCCAGAGGCTCCGCCACCCGGGAAAACGCCAGGAACCCCGGTCGTCCCACTGTTTTGGCTACCACCCATTGGAGCGGCGCCGCCCATTCCACCTTGATTGAGGATGCCGGCTTGGCCGACGGAACCGTTGAAGTTCGCGTCGCCTCCAACACCTACACCAGCAGGCGTAGCGCCATTTTGTGGGGAGGATGGCAATGCTAGGTAATTGAGCGAGCCACCCGTTGCACTTACGTAAGTGCCAAAGCTAGATGTTCCTCCAGGTGATGCTGCGGTCCCCGCTACAGTCCCACCATTGCCCCCCATTCCCACCGTTACTGGAATTTGCAAACCGGGACTAAGGCTGGAAATACGCTTTCTTGCGTATCCACCGCCCGCCCCTCCGCCACTAGGCAAACCAGGAACTGATGCGTAGCTTCCGGAGCCGCCACCCCACAACTCCACCTCGACCTGTCTTACCCCGAGTGGCACGGTAAATAGCCCGGACGCAGTATAACCTTGGACCCCTGATCCAAAGCCCGGGCAAAGTTGGGGCAGTTTCCAATTCAGAAACGGGGCTGTTGGCAGCGCGACAATCGAGTTGCCAGTTATAGCAGTCTGCCCATAGGAAACCGTTATTGCGTAAAGACCGATCCAACCATTATCAATCGAAGGCGTAAGCTGCGTGCCCGTGCTTGCCGGAACACCTGATTTAAGCTGCAATTGTACTTTCTGAGACCGCAATGTATTTTGGGACGTCCCGGCATTAGCTGGCCCAAAAAACGGTTGAGCCGGCGCAGACGCGTTGTAATATGTTAAGACTGACGGGATGCCGTCACTTTCCAGAAGCATCGCTTCAATCAAATAATTTATAGACAATCCTGGAGTTGTCGGTGCTAGTATAGTAAAGGGTGTTGGTACGAGATTTATTCCCATCTTTAGCAAAGGGTCAGACGCATCTGCCGGAAGAGATCCATAGGGAGTAGTATCAACTACACTGAACGCTGTGATGCTTCCTGGACCGATGTTTACGGTCATTGATGGAGGCAACGAAGGAGTACAACTTAGGCCGTCGATGACCGTACTCGTTCCAAGCATGGCCTGAGCCAAATAGCCGATGGCTATCATTGCATTTCGGTTGATTTGAAGGATATCTGTATCCAGGGGAACTGCACCAGCGTAAACAATATTGCGATCCATAACGATCCTCACTCTTTCTCTCGTAGATCATCTACAAGTTTCGACTAGAAGACTCTTTAATCCATCGCGCGCCGGACAAAGCATGCATCGAGTTGGGGGAAGACCTGTTCCGCCGAACATTGTTGGGGGCAAAGCCGAAGACGTAGCTGACACAGTTATTTTTCGCACGACGCCATGGGCTCGATTCGTCCGTAATGGCTATCTCCCCGGATCACGATATGGGTCTTCGGCCAGTGCATACGATTGCTCCGTACCAACCGGCGCAGATGCGCCCGCGCCTCCTTGCCAACCGGAGTTTTACCCGGACGCAGGATCGTCGCCACGCAATGGGCGGTCGCGGCGTCATAGATATGGATGGGTGCGAAGCACCGCTCGTCCTGGTGCGCGTTGAAGAATGACAACTGCTGGTGGCCGTGCACGATATCGGCCGTGTCGTCGATATCCAGCGTGATGGCCTTCGGGGCCCGCGCGTAGATTTTGCGCCACAGGTCCACCATGCCGCGTGACATCCAGATCGGGTCGCGCAGGCTGGGGGCATTTTCCAGCCGCGACAGGGTCGGTTGGAAGGCCAGACCGATACCACTTTCCGGTAGACGCCCGCAGGCCATTATGAAAGCCGGGCCCTTGCGCAGAGTGTCCAGGTCGTTGCAATCCAGGTAGCCACACGCGATGGCGAGGACACGTTCACGCAGCAGATCGGTCATGGGATGGGTGAGCTGGGATATCGGGAAACAAGTTGGCCAGCCGGTCGGTCAGGCCAAGACGCCTGTCGGCACCGGCCAGCAGGAAAACGCCGCCGTCCGAACTGATCGTCCCGCCATCCGAGGCCGCGGTAACTTTTTTCTTGTCGATACTTGGCAGGGCGAATGGCAGGAGCGTATCGTCGTCGGTGGCGAGTATGGCAGATTCCGTCCGGCATAGGGAGTGGCATCGACACCTAACCTCTATGCGATACCAGTCGGTTGTACCATACCCGGTTACGAATCCCTGGTTTGCGATGAGTAAGATGGGCTATCAACCTAATTGAGCTGTGTCCGTCAGTTTCTCAGCTAATGATTGTCATCCACGCTGTGACGGTAATCGGCAATGTGGTCGTAACCGCCTTCATTATGTCTTCGTCTGGCGTCTTGGTTTCGGCAACTTCGAGACTTGCATAGGACATGGTACTGGCGCCAAATCCGGCGGCAGCATCATTCCACCCTGGCAGGACCGCCCCTCCATTACCTACAGGCCGATAACACTTCAAAAAGACTTGAAATGGAAGCCCGCACGTTCCCCACCCTCCGGCGACTGAGTAGCCAATGCCACCTCCAGCCAATTCTCCAGTAGTCGACCATCGTCCATACCCTCCGGTATCACGGCACGCCGCCGGTTCAAAAATCTCAGGTGACCGCCCGGTTATTGCCAAAAGTACGCCAGCTATCGCACCCCGGGTACCGCACTCCCTTAGAAGATTGGCGGAAATTCTCGAGCGGAATGTGTCGTCTGACTCTCCCAAATGCCTAGCGATTGACAATCCAAGGAAATCGATTGCAATAAGGTCAAGCCAAATCGCAGATGCAGTAGACAAGTAGATTTGAGAACGCGCATACTGTAGCAATGATAGAGAACAAACCCACAGACTTGCAAGCGCAGTAAGAACCGAGTCCAACAGTGGAGTACTGTCACCAAACCATCCGATAGGCAACAGGCTCCTTAATCGCTTTAACATATCGTCAATACTAAATGCCATTCAAGCTCACCAGTATTCCACCGGACTTTATAACGGTCATCGCAGGCGGTATTAAGTCAGTAGATGTGCCATTTATAGTGACTTCCGTAATATTTTCAATGTGGTTGAATGAGCGATATGCTACCTCGGCGATACGGGTGATTGAAAGCGATTGTTCAATTTTGAGGCCATTGATATATCGACTTAAAGCGCTCTGAACGGCAAGGGTCGCTTGACTCGCGTTGTATCCTGGTGCGATCCACAAACAAAGAGAGGTAGAAGCCGCCAGAATAGATGGCGGCTGAACCGAAAATATTGATCCGACCGGGCGTATTGCGTCGACCGCAGTCGTGACGGCAGCAAGTAATGAAGAAGGAGGAGTGCCTGATCCATCGTCTACCACAATCGTAAAACAACCTAACCGCTTACTTCCGGATGGATCCTGATTTTCCCGGATTGCATAGCGGAGGCCCGGTTGCAAACTGGATATTGCATAACCAATGGCGTTTATAGTCGCTCTTGATCGGGTTGAGAGAAAGTCTTGAAACCGACTTCGCAGTGCGCCGTCTGTTTCTTTATCAGAACCTCCGGAGAATGCCGTGGCGTTATTCACGGTATCGACCCCAGGCATTGGAGATGCAATCATCGAGATAGTGGACGCTAGCACATTCCCCTGCGAACCTGGCGACTGTGCCGCGGCCGGAACAGAGATGCTTGACACGGACGCTGGCATAACGTAGCCGTTTAGGGACGTTGACCATGCCGGGTTAGTCTCATCAATCATCACTGCAAATGTCTGGCCCCCGTCAAGGGTTTTTACTAGTGATCCAGCAGGTACCAAGGCGACCGTCGAATTCGCAAACCGTGAAAAGATCAGATTGCCAACGGACGGACTGGCAGGCAGGCGTACGACCGAAAAGTCAGCCATCCAGCTGTCAAGATCAGTACCCGTACTTGTGGCTGCCCGAGTGGCTTGCAAGGTACGTAATACCAACCACTGTATCCATAGGGCGATGCATGCATTTGCTTCGAGGATCGCACGCAAAACCGAGCCCACTGAAAGGTCCACAAGGGTCTGAGAACTTCCCTGCAAAACTGCGGACATGCTTTCGAGCATTTGGGCAAATGACTGCGTGGGCAGTTTCATGATTAGGGACCTAGAGTGAGTGTCAGAACTTGCGACTGAGTAACCGAATTATCGGTATATTCTATCGTCACGTAATTTATGTTGAAACTTCCCGACTGGTCAGTACCTACGGTGACAACCGGCTCTGGTGCCAAAGCCACCGAGTGCTCTTTGAATATTTGGCTTCGAATAACTGCGCGTATTTCGGACGGATTTATGGATATTCCTACGAAGCTTGCCAGTCCTGCTCCATAATATGGTTGCCACAGGTAATCTCCAATATTGGTAAGTAAACGTCGTATGATACGTTGCTGACCCAATGTTGGACCGTCGACGACTGCGAGATCGCCAGTGGCGCCAACTAAGAGATCAGCCCCCCATGTCAACTGTAGATCGCTCATTGTAATCAGATCTGCTGATTAGAAACAGATGTTTGACCACCGCGTGAGTCAAGATGGGTGTGGGAATTTAATGTAGTGCGAATTAGTGACATTGGTCCGAGGCGATCGAAGACCTCACCTTGTACGTGCAAATTACCTGCGATTTGGATAGTCCCGTCGTTACATAATCTAATTGAACTTCCTGTCCGGTGGACAAGCCATAACTCGCCTGGTTGGGCAATCGGTGTTTGCTGTACGTTTGAATATATACCTCCAATTACCACCCCATGGTCGGCGTCACCTTCTTGTGGAATTACGAATACCTGATCTCCGGCCGAAAGTGGACAGGTCATTCCCCAACTGGATCCAATCCACGGTGAAAGTACTGGCAGCCATCCCGTTAGCACACCTCCTGGTTGAATATTTACCCGTGCTAATGCCTTGCTAGGGTCAACCGATGCAATTGTACCAAATCGGGCCTCGCCTCTTCGGCTGTCAAGTGAGTTTGAATGCAGTTTGATTGCGTTCACAAGCCTGTTCAATTTTCTGCCTTTCTTGCATTGGTTAGTCCGCCCGAAGACACCTGAATAACTTACGATCAT